TCGGATGCTTTGAGCCTGCGCGGTCAGCCTTGCTGGCCTTGGCGCTATAGAAGAAGCGGGCTGCGGAGCCTTCGTCGCCAGCAAAATTAGAAGCCCCCGCAATTTTGGAGCCTGCCATGAACATACCGTCACCTTTAATAGACGAAGCGTTTTGCCCCCCGTTTTTCGTATGCGGAAACAAGTCTAGGACTTGCTGGCTTCCATCGTGGCAGATAGTGGCAGGCCAGCGGCCAACGCGCTCTGGCGTCACCATATCCTGACGCTCAAATGTTCCTATCTTTGCTTGCCCTGCTTTTATCTCTGGCAGAACTTCGCTTCCCACTCGCGTCGCATTAATATTCAACGCCCCGGTTCCCCAGCGCAGGACATTCGCCGCGACTGTCTTTTCGCTTAACGGCTTGCGGGCAAGGACGATTGGCTCATACGCAGGTTTTAGGGCTGTGCCCCAGCCGTCCCATTGTTTGGCTTTGTCAGTTGCCGGGGCGGTTAATTCCTCAACCCCGTAGCCAAATATTTTTTCATTTCCCTTATTTGCATCAGCGGCAGCGTATGTTGACCCAGAAGATTTTGCTTTTTGCACATCTCCACGAACCTTAACACCAACAACCTCACGCTCAGCACCAGCAGCCGCGTCTATGGCCTTGCTTATATTGTGACTCTTGGGGAAGCCAGTCCCGAATACCCACATAAGGCTGTCGCGGATTTCGAAGCCCGCATCCTCAATTGCACAGGCCAAACGGTGATAATTTTTCGGAGCGCCAAACGCCACCATATGGCCGCCGGGTTTCAGGACGCGCCAGACAAGAGCCCATGTATCTGAGCAAAAGGCAATACCGCTTGCGTCCCATGACTTGCCCATAAAGCCAAGTTCATAAGGCGGGTCAGTCACCACCGCATCAATGCTGTTTTCCGGCAATGACGCCAGAACCTCAAGGCAGTCTCCAGAGTGGAGAAATACCCGGCCATCGGCAAGCTCCATTCCATTCTCCAATACTTTACCTATCCGGTTGGGTCATTTCGGGTAGGCTAAACGTCGTAGATTATCTTCTTCTTGGTCGGTTGGCTGGCTTCCCAAGCAGCGCGGGCAGCAATATCTTCCTGACGATCAAGCATACCACGCTCGCGTAGATAGCGTAACGCTTGTGTCGTGGAATCGACAGCGTCATCATGCTTGCCCTTCGGGAACGCTTCTGCTTGAGCAATTACTTTCTCCGCCCACTCGCGGTCAGGAGCGTAAACTTGCCCGTTGGTAAACACCGATTGGACGCCATACGCCCTTGCTACTTTATCCAAAGCGCCCGGATTTACTAGCTCCACACTCCAGCGGTTGACCCGATTCAGGCGCTTCAGTTCCTGCCCGACCGTGATTCCGTTAGCCTTGGCTTCGATCAGGAGCTTGTCCACCTTAAACTGGTTGCAGTGGTGCGCGACCCATTCGCATAGCCCCCAAGCGTTCCTCTGGCGGATGGCAAAGGCGTTGTCAGTCTCGCCGGGCTGGCGCTCCAGATCCTCGCCGTGGATCGCAAGGCGCATCTCCTTGGCATACATAAGCATGACCGCAGGAACAGTATCCCTTTCCTCCAGATGCTCAAACCTTCTCCCGGTTGGATCAACGTGGGCCAGCGCAACAGCCGCAGATCTCTGCCAGATTCCCCAAATGGTCAGATAGCTGGCATCGTTCTCCTGCTTTTCAGTATAGGCCGTGTCCAAGCTTGCCAAAATGTAGTCCATCGGGGGATAGGCTGACCCATCCTTGATGCCCTGCGTATTGGCCTCGTTCTCGTCCCAGAGCATCCAATCCTGCCGGCGGATGATCGCACCGCCCCTGACTGTCGGACGCTGCTGGAACTGGCCAGCCGTGGCATACGGCCCCATAACGCGCTCATCGCGCTCTACAACCTCAAGTGGAAATCTCTCCGGGAACAGAAGCTCGCCGTCATCCTCGCGGGGATCTTCAAAGCCTATGCCCGTGAAGCATTTACGGTCGGGCTCAAACCGCATGGGCAAGCAGAGATGCTCGTAACCTAATTGTTTATCAAGGATAATCCCTGAAACATCCTCTTCGTGCAGCCTCTGCATGATCACGATGATTGCTGATTCCGCAGGGTTGTTCAGTCGGGTCGGGACAGCCTCAAGGAACCATTCAGCGGTTGTAGCGCGCATGGCCTCCGAAGAGGCGCTTTCTACGGAGTGGGGATCATCAATAATAACAATATCACCGCGAGAACCGGTAATAGAGCCCGCAGCAACCGCCTCGCGAAAACCAGCCTTCGTATTCTCGAATTTCGTTTTCGCATTCTGATCCCCCGTCAGAACCACATCCTTGCCCCACCTCTCCTGATACCACTCAGATTGGATCAGCCGGCGCATCTTCGTGGAATCGCGGATGGCTAGGTTCTGGCTATGCGAGGCGCACAGAAACCGCATATGGGGGTCATTGGCCCATACCCAGCTTGGGAAGAATACGCTTGTCAGGAGGGACTTGGAGAAACCCGGCGGGACGTTGATCAGCAGCCGGTTAATCTCACCATTGGATACAGCCTCCAGATGATCGCAGATGGCCTGCATGTGCCATCCCCAGATCAGGGCATTCCCCGGCTCTACGACCTTCCAAGCCTCATGGACAAAGGACGCCAGATCACTCTGGCATGTCCTCCTCGATGTCCTCAAATTCAGTTCCGCCGCTATCGGGGCCAATGCTAATAATTGTTCCCTCGATAATGCGTTTAAGTTCATCGTCCGACCTATCGTCAAAACGGCCGTTGACCGTAGCCTCCACAGATTGATGCGGCTTGCCCCAGCCACGATCCAACAACGAATTGGCAGCAGCCACCCGACTAGAAGCCGGAGCGGCAACATCCTTCATAATATCAGCCAGGGTGTTGATTGACTCTGGCGTCCATTCTCTGGCCAGAGCCTTAACATCCATCACCCCGATAAAACCAATCCGCCTCTCAGGCGATTGATAGCCGGGCGGGCGTCCATTCGGATTTCCACTCTGTCCTTTTACGAACTTGCCCATTGGATGATGATCTTCTGTTAGTATGTCAACATTAATTACCTAAATACACTGTTTCAGGGATGTTTACTAGCCCCCCATTCATGGCCATGCTTTAGCTTGTTTGATGCTTCCTCAACTGATCGGCAACCAATGTGGCATAACCGGAGATATCGTCCCAATGGTCTATGTGGCTGGGATCTCCGTTCAGGATGCGACCGATCTTATGGGCGATCATCTCCAGAGCCTCTACCTGAGAAGGATTCAGGTCTCCCCAATTCTGGGTATTGCGCATAACTGATTTTAGGCACTGCGTTGTCGCGGCATGGCGAGCATAATCGCCGTGGGTTTTGCCTCTTTCAGCCAATATGCTTTTTATATCAGTCATTTAGGAATCCGTCAATGGTTCAGGAAGGGATTATCCTCATCCAATAACACAAAATTGCTCTTTCGATCAGGGGTCTTTGGCTTCTGCTCTTCCCTTACCGGCTTTTTAGCAGCCTCTTTGACCTTCCATTCGGGGATATAATGCCGGGGCGGGGTGTAACCGTGACGTAAGCCCATCTCGTCAGCAATCTTGCCGATTTCCTTGGTAATCGAGAGGCCCCTCATTCTCCGCAAAGCCTTGGCTTCAATTTGCCTTATCCGCTCTTTGGTGACTCCATACGATTTTCCAATTTCATCATATGTTTGCAGATCGCCATCAAATCCGTATCTGCGTCGGATAACATCTTGCTCCCTGTCAGTTAGCTTGGCGATGGCGTCCTGTATCAGAGCATCATTCTCCCGCTGGATTATGTGATTCAATGCAAGATTAGCCGTGTCTGCATTACCAGTAATATATCCGGCTATCTCTTCTGCACCAGCTTCCATCTTGGCCTTATTGATCTTCAGGACATTATTAAGATGTTGCGGCGGGCAAATGTCTCCCGGCATACAGCGAAGAGCATCCGATATTAACAAGAATGTTCTTTTCCAATTGCCAGTTTTTGCGTCAATCGGGGCGCGATAAAAATTAAGATAACTCATAAGCGTCTGATAACACAGGCTATTTTTCTTGGCAAAATCAACCATGTTGACATAACCAGCATCCTTGATCTTTTTATACAAAAGATTGTTTTTTACTTTTATTTCAACAAGATAATCCTTCGTCATGTCCGCTCCATTCAGCCTGTGTCAAAACCCAAGCCAGCCGCACATAGCTACCAGCCTACCGGGTTTGCCCCTCTTTAATTTGTTGGCCTGATCCTCAGCCTGCTTTTTCTTTGCCTGACAACGAATGTCCGCCAACCTTTGTTTTTCTCTAACATTGGCCGCATATTCAGGATCTTCAGCCATCCGTTTTTTCATTAATTTGTATCGTAATTTCCTATTTTCAGAGGATTCAGCCATTCTTCTCTCCCTACAGCGCGGCGCGGGCGGCGTCAACTGCCGCAAGGTCTCTCTCGTATGGTACGCTGCCTTTCGCATACAGATAGTCTACCCATGACTCTAACGCGTCAGCACAATCTGTCAGCACCGCCCTCAGAACCGCAATATCTCTCGCCTGCGCTTCGAGTGCATCAGCGGCTTCGTGATGCACGAAACCATGTGTCGCCTGCCTAAGCTGCTTCACCAGTTCGCTGTAGTCAGTCATCCCACGCCCCCATCGCCATTATCTTTATTAACCCATGCCCAAAACATCACGTAAATGCCGACAAGCAGGAACACGGCCAAGGCTGCTTTAATCATTTTCTGCCTCCATAATTGCCCCGACCGGCTGATCGGCCTGATGATCGTATTTCCCCCGATACGGAGTCTCCGTCGGCTCCAGCAGTTGGTGAAAGATGATCTGCGCGATCGGAGAGCCAGCCTCTATCTTGATCGGGGTCTTTCCATGGTTTGTAAGCTCTAATGTCAACCATCCGCTCCAACCGGGCTCGATAATGGTATTTTGCACTGCCAGACCGCGCCTCGCCCACGTCGATTTATCGGCAACCTTGGCCAGCACGTCGTTTGGCATGGCGAACCGCTCAACAGTAGACGCCAGAACAAAATCACCACACTCCAACATCAGGCTCTGTTTGATTCTGACATCATAGCCAGCGGGGCCAAGGCCAAATGTCATCCCATTGGCAACAGTGCGCTCATGGAATGGATGCATCATTGGCCTCTGACCAAATGCGCCAGAACACAAGAACCGTATTCTCTGGGCAGGCAATATCATATCAGATTCTCCTTTACGCTCGTATTGCTTTATATCTGACAGCCGGAAACATCGTGGTCTTTGCCAGCGACTGATACAGATCAGTCGGCAAAACCTTTTCCGCCTCTTTCGCGGATATTGTTGTTCTCTCCTGAAGTCCGACATTCACGCGAAAGTCATCGCCCTCAATGACATCGCATCCGGTCGCAATGATCTGC